AAAATGATTCTAAAAATATCTATTATTGTAAATTAGCTATTGAGAGAAAAAGGGAATTAGCTCGTCAGGAAAAATTAGTAGATCCCAGAATAATACAAAGGGAATTAAATAAGATTTCAAAACAAAAGAACTTCGCTTATAAAACAAAAAAAGAATATAACATCAGAAATAATTTAGATTATAAGGGGAATCCCATTGCCAAAAATAAAGATAAGGTGTGAAGCTATTGCTAAACATTCTGGAAAAAGGTGTAAATGTAAAGGTCATTTTATCCCTACTTCAAGAAGAATGTTATGTCCTTATCATAAGGGTGGTAAGTCGTGGGATAATAAGACCAGGAAGTATAAGGGGTTATACAAGAATGATAATATTGATATACAATCCAAGATTAATATATTAAAAAACTTAAAGAACTTTAAACATAAAACAGATGACGAAATCAAAAGATATATCCAAGACCAAAAAGAACTTGCCAATAAATCTGTCAGATACAGAACAAGATACTATACTAGACACTATCTACGCTGGAGGAATACCACATATCGTGGTCAAAGACACCTTAAAGATCAGCTTGATGAGTTTCTACAAATACTTAGATCAAAACCCAAAGTTTAAAGAACAGTTTTTAAAAGCTCAAGAGATAGGTATTAAGACACTTGTTGAAAAGATGTTAGCGATTTTTCAATCTGATACTACTGAAATGTCTAATGAAGAACTCTTATTTTTAAGAGAGAAACAAAACTATATTAAATGGTTAGCTCCCAGGGTATCTTCTTTGTTTACTGAAAAGCAAAAGATAGATGTTAAATCTGATTCGGTAGTTAGGATTTCTTGGGAGGATAATCAATCGGATATGATTGATGTATCAGGGGATATAACAGACATACCCCCTGATAATAAAGATTAGTTAATATCTTTTCTTATACTATCATCTAAAGATTGTTTGTTGCTTTCTATTGGCATATAAGAATAAAGTTTTTGTTCGTGTACTATCGTTTCTGGTCTTGCTACTTTTAAATTTGGATAAAAGTATTCCATACACTTTAGTATTTCTGAAACACAAGTAACTCCGATCTTGTCTTTTCTGTAAAGACCATCAATACCTTCTGTTTCTAAAACTTTTCTTATATCACCTAAACACCAGAAACCATGACCTTCTAAAACATGAGTCATATATGCTTTAGAATTTTGCCAATCAATTAAATGCGTTCCAATATTATCTATTTCAGATGTAGTTAATCCATCTTTAGATAAATATTTTTTTGGCTTGTGAAATATAGTCATTTTTTTTTACCTCTCTCTCTTGTTTTTGTTTATAGTTTCTTATAATTGTCTTTGCCATAACTCCATTGACACTCATAAGATTTAAGAAAGTTAATCTAGCTAACTCCCTTAAATTTTGTTGTGTTAGTTGTTTATTCATCCCATTATCCAACTTTCATAGCAAGTTTTACACATTGGATATGATCTTTCAGCTTCATCAATATCAATTAATAAATGACTTCCATGTTGATGATTTGAACAATCTGGTTCTTCTGGATTCCAACAACTAAAATCATGTTCTCTATTTCTTATTTCTTCTGCTTTATCTAATTTTTCAGAATTTTTACTTCGTAAATAGTGTACATATAATTTATTTTGCATTTTATTTTCTCCTTTCTATTTGTTTAAAATATTATAGCTCCAAGAATAAAACTAGCAATAGCAATTACTATTTCTGTTCTATATAGTAATGACCAAGCTGCTAAATCTTGTTTCCATTTTTTATTATTGATAGTTATTTGTTTACCAAATAATTTAATAATCATTATTACTCCTTTTCAAATTTTGCAATTCCAAAAACTTCAATTTCATAATATTCACCAGGATTGGGTCTTGGAGCTTCTTTTGTATATTCCTCTTTTTCATTTGCATTGTTAAAATAACCATAAGTTCTGGCATTATCTACATCTTGTTTTTTAATGTAAATAAAATCACCTTTTTCAAATGAAAATTTATTTTTTTTATTATTGTGCATTATTCCCCCTCGCTTTCTTCATCTTCTTGTATTAATTGTCCATTGTCATAACCTTGTTTTATCATCTCTGCAATGTGTTCAAGATCAATGTCATTTGGTTTATAGTTTGGATAATCATTTATTGTTAATGTCCACCAACTTGTTTTCATATCGCACCCCCTTTCAATTTAAAGTTGACATAATTCCAAGTATAGCTATTGCAACAAACCCTATGAAATAACCAACTCCAATTAATATTATAATTGTTTCCATTATATTACACCTCCCTTCAATCCAATTATTAATTGCTCAATCTGTGGAGCATATTTTAAACCCAGATAGCAAAAATAAATCATCACCAGGAATAAAACATAATCTAAAAAGTTAAGTATATTTTTAATCATGATTGACCCCATTCTTGAACTTCTTTTTTCTTGCAATTATCTTGATCTATTATATGGATTTCTTGAAAATCTAATCCTTTCAATTTTTCTTTTATCCAATTATTTTCAATCATAACTTCACTAGCTGATTGTATAAACTGCTCACCATATCCATATTGAAATGGAGCAGCAATCATTAAATTGTTTTGATTATTTAATATTCTAACTGCGTGATAAGTATTACCATTGATACGATCACGCCATTTTTTAGAGTGTATTAAGTATTTAATCATTTAAACAACCTCCAAAATCATATTGTTTTCATAAGGTATTGTTTTAAGTACCTTCACATGGTCATTTTTGTCAACTTGTTCTACAAACCACTTACCTTTTTTTTGATATAGTTTGTGATGTGCGTTCTCAATCAAATAAGAATGTATTCTATCCTTAGTTGTTTTAGAGTACCAACCACCATTATTAAGTTTAATAGTGTTGTTTTCTACATCATGCTCAATAATTTTTGTTGCATGATGTACAACATTTATTTTTTTGTCTTCAACAAATGTTGTTGTCTTGTATGCTGATTTATATGTAGTCATTTGTTTTACCTTTTATTTGTTTTTATCCTTTTAGTATAATGTTATTTTATTGTCAATCCTAAAAGTATAATTATTTTATTTTTTTTATGTGTGATATTTAAGCAACATTAAACAAGGTTTAATATTGATTGTGATATATTTGCAACAGTTGCAATTATGCAACACTTATAGTTTAGCTTAAATCAGAGATTTAAGAAAATAAATTAGAATGATTCTAAAGTAATTTAATTTAAAATAATACTTGTAATTATATAAATTGGATATATAAAGAGATTAAACAAATAAACAAAGAGGTACAACAAATGAATGAAATAATGCTTAATCACTATGACAATCAAAGTCATGGATATGTAAAAATATCTGAATATGATTTAAAGGGAATTGGAATTGATCCAAAAAAAATTGGATCTTCATATTCATTTTATAATAAATGGAATGGTGTTTATTATTTTGAAGAAGATTGTGATGCAGATAAACTTATTAAAGAATTAAATAATAAAGGTTATTCTGTGAAGTTTAAATACAATCATGTTGGAGTTAATTTTTTAAATAGTCCAGATATTAAAAGAATAGTTTAATAATAAACAAATTAAACCTACTGATTAATTAATTTTAATTGGTAGGTTTTTTTTTGTGCAAGAAAAGAAAGGCAAAAAGAAAAGATTTAAAGAAAAGAAAAAAGTTAATATCCTAATATAAAGCGTTGCTGCTGACCTTCTCGTAAAATATCGGTCAACAATACTGACCTATTTACTTCCGATAATTAATAGTTATTGGAATTTCTATTGATAATCATAAATTAACACGACCCTGATTTGTATAAGTACAAGCATATTTTACAAAGTTGACCCCTGGCTACCCCCACAAACGACACGCATGTTATTATATATATATACATGGGACTCGAGGACTCCCTTATCCACACACACATTGACTTATTGCCAGACCAACACAAATAAACTAGATGTGGTATATGAAACCTTTTAACCTAGAAGATATAGAATCAGTTGCTTATGTTGACAAAAATAACAATGATGTCATAATTAAGTTTGTTGGCTTTCCTAATGAATTAGCATCAACACTATTTATTAACTATGTTATGTTTTGTATTGGTTTTGAATTTGAACCTACAGATAGTATGCCTAGCAAAAAGATACACTAAATATGGATATTAAAATACCATACACCCCAAGAAAACACCAAGCATACCTACATAAAAAAATATCAGAATACAGATGGAATGTATTGGTTTGTCATAGAAGGTTTGGCAAAACAGTATGTATGATTAACCATTTAATTAGATCAGCATTGCTGTCCAAAAATAAGAACCCTAGGTATGCCTATATAGCACCCACCTTCAAACAAGCGAAAAGTATTGCTTGGGATTATATGAAACAATTTACAGCAAAGATACCTTATACAAAATTTAACGAAACAGAGTTGCGTGTGGATTTGCCGAATGGCAGCAGAATTACATTATTAGGTTCAGAAAACTCAGATGGCTTGAGAGGGATATACCTTGATGGTTGTGTAATTGATGAGTACGCAAATGTAAACAGTAAGCTGTTTCCAGAAATAATAAGACCTGCACTATCAGATAGAAAAGGTTACTGCGTGTTTATTGGTACACCTGCTGGAATGAACAACAACTTCTATGAACTATACCAACACGCACAAGGTGCTGATGATTGGTTCAACTACAAGGCAAAAGCTAGTGAAACAAAAATTGTAGATGAAGAAGAGCTAGTCAAGGCAAAAGAGGTTATGGGAGATAAGAAGTACCAGCAAGAGTTTGAATGTGATTGGATAGCAAACATAGAAGGTGCAGTATATTCAGATGTGCTTACAAAGATGGAAGATAAAAAGCAGCTAACAAGAGTTCCATACGACCCAAGTTTACCAGTATCAACATCATGGGATCTTGGAGTTTCAGACCATTCTGCAATAATATTTTTTCAGCAGTTAGGCAGATCAGTAAACATTATTGATTACCATGAGGAACGAGGTCAAGGATTACCACACTATGTGCAGATTATAAAAGATAAAGATTATGTTTACAAAGATCATTTTGCACCACATGACATAGAAGTTACAGATTTTAGTAATGGCAAGACCAGGAGAGAAGTCGCCTATCAATTAGGAGTTAGGTTTAAAGTCGTACCAAAAATTCCATTAGAAGATGGTATACACGCAACCACAATGACTTTGCCTAGATGTTGGATTGATACTGACCATTGCAAAAAGTTAATAGATGCGTTAAGACATTACCACAGGAAGTACATTGACAAAAATAGAATGTTCAGATCGAAACCTGTACATGATTGGAGTAGCCATGCCTGTGATGCCATGAGGTATTTAAGTGTAGGACTACAAGAAATTAATGATAGACAAACTGCTCCACAAAGTGTAGCAGATAATGAATACAGGATTATTTAATTATGGGATCACTTTTTAAACCAAAAATGCCACCACTACCACCAGTTCAACCTTTGCCAGAACCTCCTAAAGCAGAAGTCTCGCAAGAGGAAAAAGACAGGATTGCGGCAGAACAAAGAGAGATAGAAAGAAAACGAAAAGGCAGAAGATCTACAATTTTAACTGGACCATTAGGTATTGAGGAAGAAGCTGAAACAGAAAAGAAAACTTTATTAGGATCATAATGTTTGAAAAAATTAAAAATATATTTAAAAAAAAACCAAAAGTAGAAAAAGAAAAAAGAACCTACGAAAAAGCTATAGATCATAGTAATGATATTACTTTTGAAAATGAAATTAAAAAACCTGAAGTAAAAGCTAAAGCAAAAGAAACAAAAGAAACTAAATCATCATTAACACTTGGAGTATAGTATGGGATCAGTATTTAGACCAAAACCACCTGCACCTCCCCCAGCACCACCTACTCCAACTCCAACTGCACCTGAAGTTTCACAAGCAACAGCAACAAGTATGGATGGTTATGATGCAAGAAAGACTAAAGCTAGAGGTAGATCATCTACAATATTAACAGGACCTAAAGGTGTAGAAGAAGAAACATTAACATTAGGCAAGAAAACTTTATTAGGACAATAATGGCACGAACAGATTTAACTAAAAGTTTATTATCCAGATTTGAAAAACTTGAAGGTCAAAGGCAAAACTGGGAAACACATTGGCAAGAAGTTGCAGATTATATGCAACCAAGAAAAGCAGATGTAACTAAACAAAGAGCTAGAGGTGATAAAAGAATGGAACAAGTTTTTGATTCTTCACCAATACAAGCAGTAGAATTATTAGCAGCATCATTACATGGTATGCTAACTAATCCTGCAACACCTTGGTTTACTTTAAGATTTAAAGATGAAGAAATTGATAATAATGATGAAGCTAAACTTTGGTTAGAGTCATCTACAGATGCAATGTACACAGCTTTTAATAGATCAAACTTTCAACAAGAAATATTTGAATTGTATCATGATCTTATTACATTTGGTACAGCAGCAATGTTTATTGAAGAAGATGATGATGACATTATAAAATTTTCAACAAGACATATTAACGAAGTATTTATTGCAGAGAATGACAAAGGTAGAATAGATACCAT